TTTCAAGCGTTCCGTCGTAACCCACCGCGTTATTGAACTTCCCGCCGTGTCCTGCATCAATACATATTTTCATTTCAATTTCCTCCTTTAGCTTTAACTTTAGTTATACGATCGCACTGTTTAAAAATATTACGCCACCATCCCCTTTATATGTTGGTGTTGTAGCGTTGTTTGTGCCATAACCAATAACAATTACTCCAGATATGATAGCCCTGTATCCTATGTCACAGTTGTTTTGTATAGTGTTTTGATAACAATATGCTGTGCTTTCGTGTATATATACAGCAGAACTAGCACAATTTGCTAGTGTGCATTGCCTAAGTTGTAAGTATGATCTACTGCCAGTAACAATAGGTTGTGTGCTTTTCGCGCTAGGATACCAGCCTCCAGCCAAATAACACCCTTGAATAAGGACTTTACCCATATTCCCCCATACGATTGAACGTTGTATCCCGTCTATTTCCATGAGTATTGAACCGCCGGCGCGAATCAATGATGTTGCCGGCGCGGAACCTTCTACAGCGTTTAACCATTTTATATTGTTGAAAGTGACCGTTGTTGGCGTAATAATATCCATTTGCCCACGAATCATTACATCTGTCGTGGCTCCTGTTGACGCGGATTCGCCTCCCAAAAAAGTAAGCCAATTAAGATTTTTTGTAATGTTTCTATCCAAAATAAAATAGTCTGTCGCGCCAATATTCGTAATATAATGTTGTCCTGCATAATTGCTTGTCGCGTTAGATAATTTCAAGACAAGACCGCCGTACCACGATTCATCTATTTTATTTTGAATAACAAACAAAAGGCTTTTAAATGGCTTTTGTTTTGTTCCGTCGCCCGTATCATCATTCCCATTTATTGCGTCTATATAAAACAGGTGGATACCATAGTCTGCTTTTTTTGCACGTGTTTCGTCAAGGTTGTTTATGCCTTCAATAACCGTCATGTTCGGATCATACAACAGTGGTTCCACGCCATCCCGCGTCAAATACCCGTATAGGTGACTACCGTCGGCTATCGCGTCCGTCACCGCCTTTTGGCTCATTACGTCCGTAGTGCTCTGGCCTGTCTCCTGTACGAGCGGCAGCGTATATTTGTTCGCGCCTTCCTCGACTCCCGCCAGCTTCGCCGCGTCTTCCTTTGACATAAGCCCGTCCACATCAGCCGTCGCTTTCGGTATCGCGTTAGTTGAAATTCGCACCCATTCCGTCCCTTCATATCGGTATGTGTAACCCGTATCATCCACATTAACGGTCCATCCCGTCACCGGGTCTGGATAAGTGGTTGCGATATCGCCATAAGTGGCGACGCTCTCTTTCCAGATGGTATCTGAAACATCTGCTTTTGCCGCCAGCGCGTTCGCAAGATCTTCCTGCTCTGTCAAGGAGCCTAAAATGCTTCCCCAAAAAACCGACTGTTGGCTTTTCACTGAAAAATACGCGCTGTTCCAAAAATACGCGACATTCGTATCTCCCGTTATATACAGTGTGTTTTCCCTGCCCTGTGGGGGAAAATCATCCAGTGTAGGAAATTTGAGTATATTAGGTTCATCGATTACATTTTTCAAGAATCCGTCGCCGTGGTCGGTAAAAATACCATTTTCGTTCACGACCAGCATTTTATACACCGTCGTTTCATCTTCCGTTGTTTCCACCCGCAGGTACGCTTTTTCCTTGTCCACTCCCGCTTTAATAACCGTATTCATATCGACGCTTGTCCAGCGCATTTCACGCATACCATCTGTGCCTGTCATGTTTGTTGCTCCCGCCTCGCCGGAAATAACCTGCGGTACGGACTGCACAAACTGGCTATACAGGCTGTCAAGTATATCCTGTATATTGGATGGGAAGCCTTGCCCTGTAGTCGCACCTATAGATTTCGCCCCCGTGTCCTCGCCGATGCCTGTTTTAGCTGCCAGCGCGTCTATCAGCGCGTTAAAACGCCCCATCGCAAGAAAATTAGCCGGCAAACTGTCGAACCATTCCTTTATTTTTTCCGCCGTCATTCCCGCAAAAGTTGGCTTGTCTGGCATATCCGATACCTTTATCCCATCAAGATCGGATTGCAGTATTTTTAAATTGTCTATCATTGTCACGCCCTCCTGACCCACATATAGCATGTGGCAAACGGTTGCAGGTTCTGCGACTGCCCGCTGCCCGCGTTTCCCGTGGAAAACGAATGCGTATGCGCCCGGTTGTCGCCGCCCACAGTCCCCGTATGCGCATGGCTTCCGCCTCCGCTTGCAGTTGAGCCATTGCTCGGCCCGTCCGTTGTCACGTTATGCTGGTGGCTGCCGCCCGTTGCAATAGCATTAAGGACACCCGCGCCCGCTTGATTTGGTGATACGCAATACCTGTCTGAGCCTCCTGAAGGCGGTGGATAGCCATAGCCCGGGGAATATATGCCGTGGTCATGGCTGCCTCCCGCCGCCGTAGTGCCGCTGTGCGTATGGTTCATCCCATGCGTGTGCGCGGTGCTTGCCGCGGCTATGGTGATAGGATGCGTATGTGATACGTCCGCCTCGCTCGTTTTTCCCGAATGCGCGTGTGATTGTAACGCCTTACTGCCGCCTATCTTCTCCGGGGCGTTGAAATCCCCGTCTCCAATATCCACGCAAACAAGAGTCCTGCCCGGCTTATATAACTCCCAAGCCCCTCCAAACATGCCGGACGGGTTTACATTTGATACAGACAGGTATATTGAGCCAACCGGGTATATGCTCTCGTATATTTCTTCAAGCGTCTTGCCTCCCAGCTTTTCAGAATCATCTACCTTGCCGTTCAAATTTGGGTCGTATATTTCCCGCATCATATCGCCCGCACCCGCAGTTATATGCCGTGCAAACGTCTTGTTGAATTCATTTTGGACTGTGCTTGGTTCGCCGTCTTGCGAAACAACGCCTATCTGCGTACCTGCGTTAACATCTCCCAGCCTGTCCAAAAGAGCATTGAGGCGCTCCAGCGCAACCACGCGCATCGCGGCCTCATCCATTCCCCGCTTAACATCGTCCGCACTCCATCCCGCTTCAGAAGGATTGTCGGGCATGCTTTGTACATTCCTGCCTTCAAACTGCTGTTCATCTAATTTCAGGTCTTCAAATCCTGCCACGTCGCGTCTACCTCCATTTATCCTGCCCCGGTTTATCTCTTAGCGTAGCCGTTCAACATGTACACACAGCGTGCGCCAATAAGCCCGAACGGCTGCCGCATCTCCTTGTTTTCAAAACGAAACTGAGCCAGTTTTACTTTTCTTTGCCGCACTTTTGCGTAAACAATAAAAACGTCGCTGTCCGTATTGAATGAGAAATTGTTAAAATCTATATCAAAAAAATTCATCAATGTTATGTTTTTCTGTTTTACCAGTTTGAAACCGCCGTCCTTTTTCGTGTATATGTCCACATGGGAGCGTGTAAAGGGCACTAACATAACATAAAGGCGTTTCAATGTCTTATATTTGGAATACGTATCAAAGAACTGGTACGATGTCGTCCAGTAGGCGCGTATCGGCTTGAAGCCATAATCCATAAAGTCGTCCCGGTCGATTTGCCCATTGCTCGTATAACCTCCGTCCTTGTAACGGTATACATATCCCTCTTTATCGCCGAAAATCAGCTCGCCGTCCAGCGTAGCCGTGCAGGTGGCGTGCGGCCCCTCCCAATACAGCCATTCGTATTCCTTGTTCGATGCCTCCGTCTGCGTCACAGCGTATTTATCCGCAACATAGATATGATTGTCCACAAACAGGTAAAGCCGCGTGCCCGCCGTTTGCAGCATCGCGTCCATCAGCCCGGCCTCACCCAGCAACTTACGGTTTATGTTCGTACTGCGCGCATAAGTGTATCGTGACGCTACAGATTGCGACTGGGCAAGCCCCATCACTCCCTTTGTGGATATAAAAACAGTGTCGCCCGCAAAGTCGCATATTGCGTCCTGCGAGATGGCGGAAAGCCCCATCACAGCCTCACGAGTGGTGAACGTAAATTCGTAATCGTCCGATACCATGACCTCGCGCGCGTATGTGACCGCCCTCTCCCTGTCGTCCGATTTGAATATAATCAAATACCCGTTCATTATGGCGTAGCCGATGATCGCGCTGTCCTCGCTGCCCACGATGCAATACTGCGTATCTGGGAAATACGTCGGGTCGTTGGGCGCGCTGGTGTAATCGTGGTTCCTGAACTCCTTGTTGCCGGAAAGCACCAGCGAATCGCCGTTGTATATGTTCCACATCACGCCAAAGCTGCATTTTATAACTTTATTTATAGATGCCGTATCATTCGTGTACTTAAATGTAATACGCACGTTGTCCTCGCCCGCAACCACCGGCGCAGCCGGGGCGTTTGTCAGCGTCACCGTGCCTTTCTGCGCGTCGTAGCTCGTAACTGCGGCAACGCCCCACGTCGCATCGCCCGACGCCGATACGGTCAGCACTTCGGCTTTAGGCAGCTCATGCACACGCGGGGAGGAAAGCGTAAATGTTTTGTTTGTACCATCGCCCCGGAACGTATTGACCGCATATGGGGAAAGCAGGTTGTACGCCTCGTAATCCTTGCCGCCCGTCCCGTCGTTTTTCGCGCCGATTCGCGTCGTCGGCACATACGCGACATCCTTCACCTGCCGCACACTGCCGTCCTTGTCCACGCGCAAAAATTGTGTTCCGTCAATGATGTACAGGTATTCGCCCACCTGCCACCCGTGGGAACGGTTGTCGGCCATACTCCCGCAAATCTCTATCTGATCCTTGCGTACAGCTGGTTCCAGCATGTCAGTTTCAAATGTAAAATCAGTGAAATCTATGTCGTTCCAGTCAAACACCCGGACATACTCTGCGTATGCGTCCCATGAGTATAGCCGCGTACCGCAATGCACAAAATGCTTGTCCGTTCCCTCGATGAACAGCGTATATATACCATGCACCGTCCCGGCAACCGGGCATTGGGAAATGCGCTTTATACCGCCTCGCTTCACAGGCGCGCCGAATTTAGAGAACGTCATGTTCAGCGAATCCGGGGAACGGCGGGCCGATACTTCCGAAAGGTCGGATGTGAAGTCAACGCCCGTAAAACCGGAAACCGCGGTTTCCCTGTATTCAACTGTTTCTGGTAATTTGTAACTTGGCATAGTCGTCGCCCCCACTGTTCCGCTTCACTTAAAACACGCTTTGCACTGTCCGGTATGTCGCGCGAGGTTTCTCAAGGAATTTGTTATACTGCGCGAGCATAGCGTTTGCCTTTATGTATTCGTCGTCCCGCATCAGCAGCCAATAGGCCAGCCCGTACACAAACGCATCCGATATCGTTTCATATTCCAGCGGCACCGTGTCCTTCGCAGTCGTAAAGACAGGATATTCAGTGAACGGCTCTTTTCCGTTTATTATCCTTATTGCATTGTTAGCCTTGTAAAGCTCTGTCAGAAGACGGTTACAGGTGGAAATCAACCCCTCCTCAAAATCCTGCTTGTCATTAGGAGATTCCCCCATCATACCCAGCGCCTCAACCAAAATATCGTCCACGCTGGATTTTTTATATCCCTGTTCAGTCTGTACGACGGAGGCCAATTCCGATAAAACAATATCAGCCATGTCGTCACCGCTCCCTTCTCTTATTCGTTTCCGACCCCACTGTTAGCGCGTCCAACAGGTTATCCCTGTTGTCCGCTTCTCCTTTCAATCTCCTGCGCGATCACGGCTTTCAGGCGGTCGTCTATCTTCATCTGCGCCAGCATCGCAAGCGCCTCGTCCGGTGTTCCCGCGCTGAAAAGTTGTGACATTATCTCACGCAGGGCAGAAGGCGGAAGCCCTGACCCGGCTTGTGCTTCCTCCGCCGCCATTTCGCCTGGCGCGCCCATGTCCTGCGGGAATGGAATCACATTTTCGTCCGGCACTTGCTGCATGGCCTCCTGCGGCATTCCGGGCGCTGCTCCTTGCGGCGCGGCCTGTGCCATTCGCATCTGCTCCAATATCTTCTGCCTGTCCTCCACATATCCGTCAGGTATCATGTCTATGTAAAGGTCGGGCGGTATCATGCCCTTGTCAAGCAGCTTTTCAAGCGTCTGTATCTTCGTGACCTCGCTCCAATAGCTGCCCGCGCCCACGTCAACGGAGAGGTTGAGTTCATAGCCCGAAAGCACGGGATAATCGAACCAGTCCTCAAACTCGCCGGTATCAAGCTGCACATACCGCCTTGCGTAATCCGTCGCGTATATGTCCACCATACTGCGCACCACGTCCTCCATTGCGTCATGGAATCCCATTCGCTGGAAGTCAAGCGGCATACTGGACGCCTTTTGCTGCGCGATGATCGCGCTCGTGTTGTCCGGGCGTTCCAGCCCCAGCGCTGAATCCGTCGCGCCGGTCAGTTCGCGCGTGTACCGCATGATAGCGTCCGCCAGTACCGTGCCCGCGTTGCCCATGTCGGGCGGCCTGAATCCCGCGAATATAGCCTGCGACGGGTCGCCCTGGACGGCAACCGCCGTATTCGGGTCGTTGTTCCAGCCCTCGGGCAGCTTTTCCTCGTCGTATATTACCTTTGGAAAAGCAAAGTTTGCCACATAACGCATCGTATACGCATACAGCTTGTTTATCGTTATCTGGTTGGGTATCAGCCCGGAAACAGGGGAGATGCCGTGGTAGCTGTTTTTGCGGCTGTCCCAGTTCATCCACGCCACGGGGTACAGTTTATACATCAAGTCGGTTTCCGGCTGTACAACGGCTTTCTGCGTTGTTCTAACAGCATGCACGGTGCCGTCCTCTTTCCACAGCTTCAAAAGCACGGTGGTAAAGTCCGCTTCGGTCTCAAGCTCGGAATTTTGGAACGTGTCGTCCGTGTCCGGGCGTATGGAATCAATGTCTGTTTCGCTTGCCCCGTGCTGCTTTGCCGTCTCCTTTACGTCGCTCGTGCGCCTGCGGTACGCCAGTATGATATACGGCTGCCGCTGCACGTTAGGCAGGCTCGTGTCCCCGAAATACACGTTCACATTGTCAATCACATCTATGTTCACGCCATTTATGGCCCCGTCGTAATACAGGTAAAAACACGCGTCGCCGTCCACGATGCAATTTTTGATGAACTGCCGCGCCTTGTTGTGGATGCGCGCTATGTCGAATGTGCTCAGCGTCGTTTTGTGGAGTATTTTGGAGACAGTCTTGTTGTCATACAACTGTTCCGGCTCCGGCCCGGTCAACGGGTCCACCATGGACGACGCGCCAAAGTCCACGGCGATAGCGTCCGATATCAGTATGGATATAAAGTAGCGCACCGTTGGCTTTATCACATTGAAAACAGGCTTGTCGATGTTGGGCGCTTTCACGCCCTCCCACTGCTTGTCGTTCACAAAATCGTTGTTACGGTTCACCGTTGTAAACAGGTCGAGCGATTCCTTGTATGTGATGCCGTCCATGTATTCCTGCCAAATCTCGGCAGGCTCAACTTTCACTTTCATAAGCTGCCCTCGTTAATTTTGCCATGATACATATTGGGGCGGGAATGGCCCGCCCCTGTCATAACCCGCGTTTACGCGCTCTTTTTGTACACATACACGCCCGCGGAGCGTTTGCCCACGACGAACGCGTCGGTATAGAAATGGCCCTGAATCAGCCAGCCGTCAAGGAACGGGTTCTGTGTCAATATCCGGGTCTGTTTGATTTTGAACGGACGCAATACAGATTTCTTGTATGTGGCTATAAACTGCACGTTGCTGTCGTCCCATGTGCCGTCCCCATAGTCCTCTGTTTGGGTCAGGTATGTATCTGGAATCTCGATAACGTCAAAGCTGCCAATCCTGCCAACAAGCCCCTCACCAATAGACTTTTTGGCAAAAGACGGCTCCGGCCCCTGTATAAATTCATCAGCAAGCCGCAGGATTCCGTATATCGAAGCGGGAACATAAAGGTACCTGTCCACGCGTGGGACGCCTGCATTGAAAAACGCAGTGTCCGCTTTCAATATTTCCTCTATGATCGTAGCTTTCGTCAGCGCCGCGTCCGTTTTTGTCGTGATACCGGGGCCGGGGTCGCCAGCCGCCGCCGTCCAGTTTGCCCATTTGTGAAGCGCCACCCTGTCAAAGTAGGGCGTCACGACCTCGCGCATCTGGCTTGACAGCGTTTTGGTGGCTTCTTTCAGCATCTTCTGGTCCCCGCGGTTCTCCCGCTCAATCGTCATGTTGAACGATTTTGAAAAGCCCATCACAAGGTCCTGCTTCTCGTCCTCCACCTCGTTAAGCGCGCCGAACCGCGTCACCTTGATTTTGCCGTCCACCACGTCCTGCAAATCGTCCGACAGGCCATAGTTCTGTAGCGGCTGCGTCACAGTGGAGAGCAGCGTCAGCCCTTTCACACCCGTAAACTCGAACTCGTTCGAATAGCGGTTGCCGATAAAGCTTTCGTGGTGGAACCCGTCCACTATCTTGTTTGCATATTGTCCTTTTGCAAGGTTGATTTCCGTAGGTACTCCCATTTTTCATATCCTCCTAATATTTGCCGTAGTTCGCCATAAATACAGCGCCTACATCCAGATTGTCGTCCTCTTTCTGCGATGTCGCGCTCCCCGGAGATTTGCCCGCGGCCTTTTTTGCCCCCTCCGCCGCCTTTGCCTTGTTCTCGGCTTCGGCCCTTGCCTGCGACAACAGGTAATGCTGGTATGCTTCCAGCGGCGTCATGCCGTTTTGGAAATTCTCCAACACTTCGGGCGGCATTTTTTCCATCGCCCGCGTTTCGGGGTACGCTTCATGCACCTTTTTTATTTCAGCCACAATTGCCTCGTCCGCTGCCTGCCCAGCTTGCTTCTGCTGTACAGCTTTTTCAGCGATATCGGCCCTTATGTCTGCCAATGCGAGTTTATTCGCCACTTCCGCGTCGTAGCCCTGATCCATGTATTCTTTCGCCCTGCCGCTTGCGGCTGCGTCAATTGCCCATTCCTTTATCTGCGCTGTAAAGTCGGTGGGGGACATGCCCAGTATCGCCGCCGTTTCCGCCATTACGCCCGCGTCGCCCTGTAGGGCCTCGCGGTCCTCGCGGTACTGCTGGTTGACCTGCTCTATGGTGGCGACATATTCAGCCATTCCGCCGTCTATGCCCTCGGCCTTAAGCTGCGATTCGCGCATCTCTTTTTTTGCAAGGCGCGCCCCGGTCAGCTTCACGCCGTCAAAGTCCACCGCCTGCGTGAATTTCTTTTCGTCTTTTTCCCCGGCGTCCTGCGCTTCGGCTCCATCGGCCACGGCTTCGCCCTCTGCCGGTTCTGTTTCATCATCTGTAATCAGGCTTTCCAAACCATCGGGCAGGGCGTCGCCTGCCTCCTGCCTTTCCGTGTCCGGCTCCGCCGCCTCGATATCTTCCGGTATATATGGCGTTTCAGAAGTTTCCTGCATGATTTCAAAATCTTCCATGTTCAATTCTCCCGTTTTTTATAGTCTCTCTCGGTATAGCTCATAAGGGCGCGCATCTGCGCGGCTATGATGTCCTCTTGCTTCTGCGCCTCGTCCGGCTGCGCTTTCTTCCTGTGGATATGCGGCAGGTGCATGTCTTTCAGCCTCGCGCCCAGTATGAACGCCGCCACCATCCCGATAACGAGTAAGATTTCATGTTCCATGTTTTTTCCCCATTTCAAGTAACTTTTATATATCGCAGTGGATTTCAGCCGCGCGGCGTCGCGCTTTGCGCTTGCCTTGCGGGAAACCTGTGCGGGCCTGCTGCCAGCCATTCGCTGCGCTCTTGGGGCAGTACGCCTCATGTTCCATAACTGAAAAAGTCCTCCATGTCGTTTTTCCGCTTCCGCGGTTTCCGCACGGTCATTGCCTGCTGCGTGCGTACAGCGTGCGCTATCGCAAGCCCCATCACAAGGTCGTCGTGCTTCCCGGCTATCGCTTCCGCCTTGCCTTTCTCGTTGCGTACAAAAGTTAGCATTTCCTCAAGCGTCTGGCGGTCACACACGATGCCCGGCTGTTCACGGAACGCCTGCACCAGCCCCGCCACCGCGACGGGCCGCGTCACCGATGTGGTGTTGAAGCCGTAGCTTTTCCGCATTTTGCCCGTGTAGCTGTCCACGTCCTCGCGGCGGTATTGCCGCGTATATCCCAGCCGTTCCAGTTCTTTCACCGGGTAGCGGCTGAAATTTACCTCGATGCCAAGCAGCGCATTGTTATAGAATTTCCCCAAACAATACACCTGCCGCGCGTACATATCTTCATCAAACTGGTGCCGCAGCACCGCCACCTGTTCTCCCGTCCTGTTATCCAGCACATGCGCCGTAAACCAGTCAGTACCGTCGCCCGCCGTGTCGCCGCCCACCACATACGGCACGTTTGCCTCCGGCTCCCGGTATATCTTCACGAATCCTTTTTCGTCGTCAACGAACTTTATGTCGCTGATTCGCAGGCCGTCATACTGATGTTCAAACCGTCCTATCCTGACCGGCCCCGGCGCTTCACGCAGCCGCCGCATCACGGCCTCGTTGTCAAACACGCTGTTTCCCGTGGATATAAACGCCTCGTGCGGGTCGGCGGGGTACTCCTGCCGGAACAGGTCTTTGTCGCCCCCGCAGTTGTTGGCGATGCACCAACGCCGCCACGCGATTTGTTCATTGTCCAGCCCGTAGCGCGCTTTCAAATCGGTTTCCTCGCCCGTCAGGCTGAAGCCGTCATACGCCGCCCGGTATTCTGGCATCTCATGCCACGCGCAGAACACCGGCTCGAAATCGTTCTCGCCCGCCACGGCCTTGTCCCACAAATCCTTGAAATCGTCAAACCCGTTCGCCGTGGATTCAATCACCACAAGCGAGTTGGGCGTATTGGGCACCGCCTGCATCAGCCCGACCAGCGTCGCCCGTTTATCACCGGGCCAGAATGCGTATTCCGATATGTGCAACGCGTGGTATGTGTCTGAACGGCCGATCCCGCCGCCGCCCGCCGTCATGCACTTGATGCCGCTTTTCAGCCCGGCGAACAGCAGTTCCCGCGCGTTGCTGGCTTTCAGCTCCGGCTTCGGCTCCGGCAGGTATTCGTAAAACCTCTTGCTCATGTTGAACAGGTTTGTCGTCGCGTCCTCCTTGTGGGCCACCACGCCGCATTTGTAGTTGTCGTGCGTCGCCGCGCGTTTGAACAATATCGCTTCGGTCAGCGTGGAAAACCCCATCTGCCGCGCCTTGAGTATAATCACGCGCTGCGGCTTTCCCGCGTCCGCCTGCCGCTTAATCACGTTGTACGGCTTCATCTGCGGCCCGTTCAGCTCCAACGGCACCACGTTCGCCTGCTTGTCGCTGATATACAGGAAGTTTTCAATGTACGCCTTTGTATTGATGCTCACATCTCGCTACCCCTGCATTTTTTCAAAAGGTCCTCATATGTTACGGTCACGCCGCCACCGTGCTCCACTTCCTGCTTGTCCTTATAGCCCAAACAGTTCTTGCCAAAGAATTGCGCAAACTGCGCATTGTACAGTCCGCCCATGCCGTTTACCAGCCATATTTTTTCCTGCAATTCCTTTGCGTGCGTATATGCTTCGGAAAATTCCTCGTGCTTCTCTTTCCATTCGTGCAGGGTATCGACGTTCACCCCAATTTCATTTGCGAACCCCTGAAATGTCGGGAATAGGGCTGGCAGCACCACAACATCATCCGTCTTTAATGTGCCGTCTGAATAATATGTCTTTTTCCGTTCGATGCTTACCGGCTCCACATCAAAATACTTGATAATCTGTTCGCAGTATTCCTGCTTGTACAACGTTGGCCTGCCTGCCTTGTCAGCCATTGCCCGCGCCCGCCTTTCTTTCGATTGCCTCCGCAAACTTTACCAGCGTGGTTTTGTCCATGCGTTCCAGCTTACGCCTGTCCACATGTATATCCAATGCCCGTAGCTTCCCGATTGTCTTGTCAATCAACGGCTTTCCGGCCCGTTCCATGTCGCTTTCGCCTCCATGTTTCATCATTCTGCGCATACAGTACCACATGAAAGCGTGCTGTTGGCCTCGTTTTACACAACAGCAGTAGCTTTTGGCCCATCACCTGCGCGCTTTGCGCTTGGTTCTTGAAAAAGCCTTGCATGGGGCACGTTCACCGCTCCTGCGCCGTCCGTGGCGCCCGCGGTATTAGGGCGTCCTGCCCGTTAGCCGCTCGCTGAACTCGCGGACGTGACCGCAAAAAAAACCGCCCACCAGGGCGGCTTCGATTACGCCTAATCCTATTTGTTGGTTATCTCGCGGTTAAACCTTTCATAAAACGAATTGCGCATTACCCGCAGCGTTTCAGGCCGTACATAATTGCGCTTTGATATATCGGTTATGGCCTCGCCCGTTACAAGGAACTCGACCAGCGCCTTTTCGTATGCCTCCTGCGCCGCGTGCCCGTGCTCCGCCACCACCGCGCGGCAAACGTCCCGTATCGTTCCCTTTGTCCCGGCGTCCAGCTCGTCATAGTTCACGCAGGTATAATATATGTACCTCTGCCGCTTTTCAGGCATTCGCAGGCTTAACAACCGTCTGAACATGTTTTACCTCTTTTCTAATCAATCAGGCTAAGGGCAAATTTTATCGCCTGTTTGATAGTCGATGCCGCTACCAAAGGATTCAGGCTTCCGGCACCTGTTCCCATACCGGGGATTGCAATACTTCCCATTCCTCCCCACTGGCACAAAGCAGCAACTACAGCTTCAAAAACATTTGCCACACGCATCACGCCCCCCGGGCTTTTCATCGTAGGTGCATAAATGATATTCTTGTGCGGGCCTGTGTCTCCGCTGTGCCATGTAACGCATTCACCTATTCGAATCGGCTCCCTGTTGTACAATATATAATTTTGTATATCATCCTGTATTGCAGGGCTGTTCCCCGGTGTAACAATAAAATCGTGGGCCGGTAAATCATCCAGCGAGCAATGCAGAACACTTACGTCCGGGTCTTGATAAAATTCCATTGCAAACGCTGCGCAAACGTCCTTTCGTATGTCAAACATTGTAATCCTTTTGTTTTTCATTTTTTCTTTCCTTTTACAAGACGGCGCTAAACCTCTGCTCCCGCGTCCATCTATTCGGCCTCCTGCGCCATATCGCCTATATGCTCTCCCAGCGGAACCGCCCAAATCCGCCGTTGCGCCACTGTCCCAACCCTTTAAAAAATCCGTAGTCAAGAGCGTCATGTATCGCGCCCCACGCAAGCGCCTTGCTTTTTGCACTGCCGGTATTGTGCAGCAGGGTTATTTCAACCACTGCCTCCCACGGGTCAAGCACCATTTCAGAGCTTGCCAGCGTCACGCGTTCACCCAACGGGGTACTTGCGCGCAGCTGCCTTTCCAGCCTGTCGTCCTCGTCGTACAGCACTGCGCCGTCATGCATGACAGGAATGCGCCGCGGAGATATGAAAACAAAATTATCTATTTTCTTTCGCCCCGCCACTATGCCGTTGCTGGCTTTCAGGTTGTTCATTGCCTCTTTCAGGAATCCTTTTACCTGATAATCGGTAAGGCAAATTTTCCCGTCCCTCGGGTCGCGGGCAAACACGGTCAACCCTTTTTCCTCGCGCTGTACAAAATCTTCCTCGTCCTCCACCCCGTCCGGCGCTTTCGACGCGACAAAGTCCGTAAATAAAGATTTACTGGCCGGGAGGCTCCCCAAAATTTCAGTTATCCCTACGATTTTGAACTTCTTTGTTTCCTGTTTCATTTTTATTCCCTCTTTCTATATAAATCTTGCTTTGCTCAACTCCGCCTCGCTCGACGCCACTCCGCCACTGCATTGCTTCGCATTTCGCCGCTTCGCCCGGCTTGTCCATGCCATTGCCGTACACTACCTTACTTCACGCGTCGGTACCGCGCCCTTGCTTCGCTTCAACTCACTACTCACCTCATTGCCTTGCCTTTGCCACGCCGGACCGTTCAGCACGTC